ATCTACCAACTACGATGGAAGTCCCAATCTTGAAGATACGTCATCTTGGCGAACTGTAAAATATTGTTCTCCATTCTATGGCGCAACCAAACAAAGTGGTATCACAGGTGTGGGATCCTATCCTGGAAATCGCAACAGTTATGGTATGTGGTTCACACCACCAGATCTTGGCACCCGAGTGCTGTGTTTCTTTGTGTCTGGCGATCCCACCACAGGAGGATACTATCTTGGGTGCATACCCGAAGACGGTCTCAATCACATGATTCCGGCCATTGGTGCAAGTGCAAACTATGCAACCAATAACCCCACTCAGCAACAACTGTTGAGCGACGTTCCCACAGCAGCAGTAACAGAAATCAACGACATTGATCCTGCATTTACCAACAGTCCCAGATTCTTTGATCAGAAAAAACCTGTGCAGAGCACAGTTGAAGGTATTTTGTTTCAACAAGGACTTGCCAAGGATCCCATTCGTGGACCAATCAAAAGCAGTGCGCAACGCGAGAGTCCGTCCAACTGTTATGGTATTTCCACACCTGGCAAACCAATTTATCAGGGCGGCTACGATGAAAAAACTTTCAAACAAGCTCTGGAACGTGGCCAAGTAAGACTGCAAGACATCGCAGTGATCGGACGTCAAGGCGGTCACACTTTTGTCATGGACGATGGCGACATCGACGGCAAGGACACACTGATACGTATTCGCACAGCCAAAGGTCATCAAATTACCATGAGTGACGACGGTGATGCATTCTACATCACTCATGCCAATGGTCAGACTTGGATAGAATTTGGAAAATCAGGCACAGTAGATGTGTATGCAACCAATTCTATCAACCTAAGAAGCGAAGGCGTGTTAAATTTTCATGCTGATCGAGGCATCAACATGTTCAGTGGCGGAACCATCAGAATCAAAAGTGCCAAAACAACATTGATCGACAGCGCAGAAAATTTGTTTTTGAACAGTGAAAAAACCACGTTGGTCGCATCCAAACAGTTCTTGGGCATGCGCAGCGATGGCACACTGGCTCTGCAAGGAAGATCTGCTTCAATGAAAAGTGCTTCTCAGTTGAATTTTCAAGCAAGTTTGATCAACCTCAACGGAGGACAAGCAACTTCGGTGCCGCAGGCGCCATCGATTCCCAATACAATATTGCCAGACACTGAATTTGTAGCTAGTCGCGGCTGGACATCGCTGCCCAACAAATTGGAAACCATAGTGACTCGCGCCCCCACACACGAACCATTTGTGGGCCACGGTCAAGGAGCCAATGTCAGTGTAAACTTGAATCCTATCACAGTTGAAATACCAGATTCACAAAGTGCTGCTGGACAAATTTACACTCAAGTCGAACAACGATCAATAACAGCTCCGGTGACTTTATCACAGGTTGCTGCAGAACCTCTGGCTCTTGCACCAGCAGGACCGCTGTCACAGTCACAGGTCACTGTGATGACTGCACAAATGGCAGCTGAATATTCCGGCAGATATGGAGCCTACGACAATAATGGCAATTTAAATCCAGGGTGGGAACTAGACGAAAGCAACCTTCCAGTGTATCTTGGACCTGAGCTAGGTAGTCCCAGTCGCGGTGTGGGCACTTATGGACAAAATGTTGCGGCTCTGGTGGCCAGCGGCCTGGTTAATCCTGCTGCATTGAATTTGATAGCCACTGGTGTGTCTCCAGATACTGTGCTAAAGTCTGCTGCAACCTGGACTGGACAGTTTGGAACCAACTCAGTCAACGATTACCTCAGCAATAAAACTCTACAAAATGTGGTGCAGGTAGGGTTATTAATTGCTGCATACACAGGACTGGTTGATCGCGGAGTGTTAAAAGGAAACGAACCCCCAAGATACACAGCCACATTTGTGCAGCCAGCAACCACTTACGGGGTAGACTCAGTGACTCAATGGATAGATGGTTTTGCTGACAGTGCACAGGTTGATGAGTTGTCTACTGCTGCCCGCCAGGGTCAATATGCCATTGACTTTGAAGAGTTCTATGGAGAAGACTTGAATCTGATAGATACTGTGCCCACTGGACCGTTTGAAGCACAACGAGACACCATTGATCAAGCAGTTGCTGATATTATCGGCAATCCAAAGGTGCCAGTGCCGCAATACACTGACATTCCTGCAGCAGTGGCCGACGTGGCAAATACCACATCGGTGCTACAACCCGACGGCACCATTGTTCGAGTTCCTGTGACAGTTGTAAACACAGATGAAAATGGCATTTTCCGCTTTGCGCCTGGTTCTCAATCAAGTTAAATACAGTTATGCCTGCATTCATTGGATTTAATACACAAGGTCAATTCAAAAAGTTTACATTGACCGATTCAGCATTGATCAAACGTGATTTCTTAAATGCTATCAACATACGTCAAGGTCAGATACCGGGCCGCCCTCAAGTTGGCACTATCATCTGGGACAACTTGTTTGAAAATCAGTCCGAAGAAACTGATCAAGCCATGATCAACGAACTGCAGAGACTGGCTGGCGGCGATCCTCGCATACAGATTTCCAACATTGAAATTTTTCCGCAACAAAACGGAATTCTACTGCAGGTAGAACTGATATTGGTGCCCAGCACAGAACCTCAACGCCTGGCAATATTCTTCGATCAAAACACACGAACCGCTAGCTACGTTTAACTACGCCGTTTTTAGTTTCCATAAATAAAACAATAATGGACTACTATGGCTAAGACTACTAGACAAACCGCTATATTTGGGGTCGAGGACTGGAAAAGAATCTATCAGACCTATCGCGAAGCAGACTTTCAAAGCTACGATTTTGAAACTCTGAGAAAAAGTTTTGTTGACTACCTTCGTCTTTACTATCCCGAAACATTCAATGACTACATTGAAAGTTCGGAATTTATTGCTTTGCTGGACATTATTGCGTTTATGGGCCAAAGTTTGGCTTTCCGCAACGACTTAAACGCCAGAGAAAACTATCTTGACACTGCTGAACGCAGAGACAGCGTTGTGCGCTTGGCCAACTTGGTCAGCTATACACCCAAACGTAACACTTCAGCATCGGGCTATCTCAAGATTTTTTCTGTGACCACAACAGAAAATGTCATAGATGTCAACGGTATTGATCTAGCCAACGTTACCATTAACTGGGCAGACCCCACAAACTTCAACTGGCAAGAGCAGTTTGCAGCAGTGATCAATGCCAGTTTGGTCAGCAGTCAGCGCATTGGACGTCCAGCGAATAGAACAACTATTTTGGGTGTTGATACAGCAGAATACACCGTGAATCTAGTTCCTGGATTCCTGCCAGTTATTCCCTACACTGCCACAGTGGACGGTATCAGCATGCCGTTTGAAGCTGTCAACGCATCCACCATCAATAGAGACTATGTGTATGAACCCAGTCCTCAGCCCAATGGCGAATTCAATATTTTATTTCGCAATGACAGTCTGGGATTCAACTCTGCCAACACAGGATATTTCTTTTTATTCAAACAAGGTGTGTTGCAGAGTCAGGATTTTAACCTTGCTGACCGAGTAAGCAATCGATCAGTGCCCATCAACATCGAAGGCTGCAACAACGACGACCATTGGCTGTATCAGCTTGATGATGTGGGCAACGTGGCCAGCGAATGGCAATTTGTAGAAAGCGTGTATGCAGCAGCAGCCGAGCAAACTGAGCCAGGTGTTCGCAGACTGTATTCTATTACCAGCAGATCCAATGATCAGATCACATTGAATTTTGGCGATGGTGTGTTCAGTGCTATTCCAGTGGGAACCTTTCGCACCTATGTGCGTGCGTCCAACGGATTGCAATACATCATCAATCCTGAAGAAATGCAAAGCGTCGTGATTCCCATCAGCTACATCAGCAGAACAGGACAGCTAGAAACTATTACATTTACTTGTGGAATCACAACACCTGTTTCAAATGCGCAACCTCGTGAAACCATTGACGAAATCAAACAACGTGCACCGGCTCGCTACTACACGCAAAACCGCATGGTCAATGGCGAAGACTACAACAACTTTCCATTTACTGCCTACAACTCCATTCTCAAGAGCAAGGCATTGAATCGTGCGTCGATTGGCACCAGTAGATATCTTGAGCTGATCGATGGCACAGGAAAATATGCATCAACCAATGTGTTTGGCAGCGATGGTGCACTGTATGAAAACTATGGATCTCCCAGCTTTCAATTTACCTATGCCAGCAACAACGAAGTAGCCAACATCATTGCCAACCAAATTCAGCCATTGTTGCGCAACAGTTTGATGCAGCAATTCTACTATGCCGAATTTCCAAGACCCAGCTTGTTGCCGGTGAACGTGAGTTGGA